GTGCGACTTCGCCAGCTACGACCCACCTTCAGCAATTGAAGAGGGAGTACATCCAGGTAATCTAACCTCGGATTTTTGCCACTGACTTATTACCAGTGGTAACCTTCCTGTCTAACTTGACAGGATCACCTAGACCCCTATACTGGGCCCTAGGACCTTCCCGGATACCAACACGTTCCAGGATACCTCGTGTCACAGCTCGCTCTGACACGTGAATAAGATGAAGTATCGTCTTAGTCATGGGGTTTCCCATCATGAAACCCTCATTAATAAACCCGTCCCATTTGACAGGTTCGTACTCAAGTCCTTCTTCGAGGTTCTTGAGAGATACCACCTCCTTTACAGGCTGTGGTTCCAAGATCGCGTGTGCGATCAGGCGACCGTACCCCTCCGGAAAGGAGATGTACGAGAACAGGCTGGAGAGATGCGCCCAGCCTACAAGCTTACCGATAAAGTCGGTAGACTCTGTCCAATCCTTGAACGATTGGATTACACGGGGGTTTAGGCGCCCCGTGCGTATGTCATACATGAAGTGAGATTCATCTGACAATGAGGAGATCCGTTTTTGGTGTCTCCATTCGTGCCCCGAACTTGTTAGTCCGGCAGCATGCTCAGGTAGCCCTGCTAGGGTATCCTGAGTAATCTTTGACGCGGGTGTTAAAAACCACGCCAAATAACCGGTGGACTTGGTTAGATTCCTTTCCTTACCGGGCTCGCTAATATGTACAATACTAGCGCGCATTGGATCTGGGAGGTGCTCCCTGGATCCATCCATCAATGGGTAGTATAACTCCCCACTGAGAAAGCCTTTCTTAACGAACCAGTTAAGAATGACAGTATATGAGATCCAAAATAGTGGTCTCACATAGTCCGATGCGGCATCGCCATCATCGGGTTGTACCGTGAAAGTCTGTATGACTTCATGGTCATGGAGGTCCCGTATAGGGATTTTCCATTCATTATCAATTGCCATATTGATAATTAGGCGGGCGTCCTCAATCTTCCCGCCTTCTCGGACGAAATTATCGACCGATGCGGCCCCCTTTAAAGGGAGCTCGATAGCAGACATCGCTTCATTGAAGCGGTCATGCGCAATGGAGTCGTGATGAATCGACTTCTCCATAAAATCCCGGGGCACTTTTGCCCGTAGGAGTTCATCCTTGACTGCAACTTCGATCAGCCTAAGGTTTTCCACAGGGGGCATTTCCCGTGGACGAGAGACGTTCTTTCTGAACTGTCTCCTTTTCACCTCCGCGATACAATCGGGTAGGTAACCTAGCACACGCGTTTGACACAGCGTTGTGCAGCGGAATATCCATGCTGGACTTTCCGTGTAATCCTCTCCACTCTGGAGTTTGGATTCGGCAAGAGCTTTGATCCTGCCGATTTCGCTGAACATACGTCTCAGCGACTTTGATTGGAAATTGAAATCCAACCATTGCTTCCTACGTTCGTAGGAGGCTCCGTGAAAGCTTTCTTTCACGTTGTTCAGAAATGACTTCAGTTCTGAATAAGTCAAGCCTTCTGGCTCGACTAGTTCACCCTGGGAAAATTCCAGTGGGTGAGTGTAGTCCGAGAACAAATCCCGGAACAAATACGCAGTCTGTTTTGCGTAATCCTGGTACCTTATGGACTCAGGACAAAAAGCCATGAACTTTTTGATTATCACACCATTGATGGTGTGAATAGCCTGCGTGATCGCATGGCGAACACGGCGCAAGCCGTGTTTCTCCAATTCCTTGAGAATTAGAGTATCCAGTTTCAATGTCCTGGAGTATGTCCTGTACCAATACAGGGCATTAAGACTCGCAATCAAGTAGTCTTCAGTTACGTGCTGCCAGCCCGTAACATTAAGTTCATCCCGAAACCACCCGGGATACTTATTATCAAACAACGACACGTGCGTTTGACAGAACATGATCCTTGTAGGGTCCATGTATTCTAGCTCTTCGTGCTCTGTCACGAGGAGTCGGCCTAGCGATCTTACGTACGCCAG